AGCTCCAGTCTTGCCTGCAACCGATTGCACCGGAGAAGCGGCGGCAGCGCGAAGCGCGGTAAAGTACAGGTTGACCGAGCCCTCGGAGACAGAATCCGTGCTGCCAGGCGAGGCAATTATTGGCGCGTAAGCCGATCCGCTCCATCGCCATTGAGCGCTGGTTACGTTGCCTGAAGTATATGGGGTCGTTAGAACGTATATCTTGCCACTTTCGCCTGTGGCTGGAAGCGCGGCAAAGTTAGCGTATTCGAGTACGTCATCCACAAATCCCGGCAAAAGCGATGAAGGAATCAGACCGGTTGAATCTAATCCGGCATATCCGTTTGCGGCATTCTTTCCGGCAAGCGCTTGATAAGTCGATGCAGCGGCAGACGCTGTAATGCCATCCGTTATGCCGTAGGTGCTCAACGTTGTTGGCTTACCAGTAATCGAGCCCCACGCCGGAGTTACCGTGATGCTGGCGGCGGCCGTTAAACGGCCTTGAGCATCAACTGTGAACGTGCCAACCTGCGTTGCCGACCCGTAAGACGCTGCTGTGACTGCTGTGTTGGCCAGAGAGATTGTGCGGTTGCCCGTCAGATCGCCGCCGCCGGTCAGACCCGTGCCAGCGGTGAGTGTCAGTGCCGACTGAGCAAAATACGTGTCAGTCTTCAGCGCAGCGGAACCCAAGCCCAACGTCGAGCGCACAGCGGCCGCGTTAGCGCCGCCAATCAATGAGCGGCCATACGCCGTCAAGTCTGCAACAGCCGCTTCTTCGCTACCAGTAAAGTACGGCACTTTGTCAGCGGCGGTTGCTACGCCAGCCAGAGCGCTCAGAGTCGGGTCTAGGCTTTGGGTTTCTGCGGCCAATTCTTCAATGGCGGCTTGAACGTCAGTGGCCGATAGCCCTGTGGTCGGTGTGAACGGCGTGTTTACGGCGCTGACACCAAGGTTTTCACGGGCGGTTGGGGCGTCGTCAAGATCTTCCAAATTGGCGGATGGCTGCATGACGTTGCTGGCGGCGTAAGCTGTCCAGCGCAGCTCAACGTACACGGTGCGCGAAGGCAGCGATGGGTAAGCGTAGCCACCCGACATGCCGGTCATGTTCTCAAAATCACGCACAATCGTCAGCGTGTCAGCTGTGCGCGCTGTAACCTTAACAACCTCAACGTATTCTTCGATCCCTGATTCATCCTTTTCAAAGATCGTAACCAAGAAATAGTCGCTACCAGACGGACTAGGAAATGCATTGCCAGTCCCCGCTGCCAATACGAGCGTTGCACCACCGGATGTTAAAGACCCAGAAAGATTGGACGCGGCATTGTTCTTAAAAAGCTGACGAGCCATTTTTAATACTCCTTACAACGAAAACGAACTTCGTCTTGCTTGACGCGTCCATCGGTGGTGGTAATAGTTATTTCAGCGGTATAGGTTGTTCCGGCGGCGCCGCCATGCATCCACAGCTTTACCTTGGTTTTGGCATCAACAATCAGGACAAGATCGGCGGACATGCCGCTCTCTGGGGTCACTGTGGCGACAACGCTTTCGATTTCGTCGTTCCCGGCCAGCCAGGCGGTGTAATCAATGTCGTAATCCAGCACTTCAATCGGCTGCTTTTCAAAGGTCGCCAATAACGCCATGTCAAACTCCTGATTCGTATGATTCGCCAGGCACTATTGCCGTGCGCGGTGTTACTGGGACGCTAAGGCTGCGTTCTGCGTTGGCTGGCTGAGTCGTTCTATCTGCCGCCGTAATGCTTGTGATGAGCGCAAACACTTGGCTTGCCGACGTCCTAACGGCTGTTCTGATAGTGATCGCGCCAGTCAAGATTGCTACGCCGCTGGCTTTGAATGACCGGTAGATTGTTGGCCGGATCTGCCCTGTCCCGGCTAATGTTTGCGCCACAGAAGGGTAAATGTGCCGGGCGTATTTGCCAGATGTCGACAAGGCAAAGTTTTGCAGTGCCGTTGCATAGGTTTTAATCCAATGATGGATCGTGATCGATGCAGACAAAGCCAGTGCTTGCGTGCTTTGGGCGTATCGTTTGATTTGCTGACGCGCTATCGCAGCAACCGTTAGCGCCATAGTCTGTGCCGCTGTTCCGTATTTCATAAAATACGTTTTAGTTGTCAACGACAGATTCAGTGCCAAAACTTGTGACGCAGCAAAGAACCGGGTAATGATTGCCCTTGCCGTCTGCTCCAGAGTTAATGATTGGCTAGCCCGCATCCCGCGAATGGCGACCGCTGTTGCTGCCACGTGCAGAACGAAATTCTGAAAGGCGACAACGTAGGACAAGGGGGACTCGCCCCCTGCGCCAATAACCCGCGAATTGATCGGGTAGCGGTTCATTATTCAAACGTCAGAACCAGATCGCCAGCATTAACGGCCAGCACATCGTCTACATTCAACACTTTGGCGGTCTGGAATGGTCCAGATGCCAAAAGGTTGCCAGTCGACGCGGCGTCATACAAACCCCAGTGCGTAACCGTAACGGCAGATCCGCTTACGGCGTTGAACACAACTTGGTTCGAGTTTGCGGTTGCTACGGCCGAGCCCGTTGGCGCCGTCCAACTAGTTAGCGCTTCGCGGCCGTACCATGCGCCGGTCACTTCGTTTGCCGTGACGTTGTTATCCGTGGGGTCAGCGACAAACAGCGCCAGGTAGATGCCGTTCGGCCCCGCATAATCTTGGCCACGGAATACGTGGTTAATTAGCGCTTGCGCCAAGTGAGTTGAAAATCCAGCCATGACAATTTCTCCAGGTTAAAAATAGGGGTTGGGGTTAAACGTTAGGGTTAGCGGGTGCATTGGTGTTTGGATTGACGATCACTTCGGCATTGGTTTTGCCGGTCAGTGCGCCGGTATAAGCGGCTTGGTGTGCCGAAGCGCGTGCCGCATTGGCCGCGTATTCGGCATCCTTGCTGTAAGCGCGGTACAGGACGTAATCGATCAAGACGTTGTTGTAGATGTCGTCCAGTGAGATCGTCCCGTTAGCCGTTGCATTGGGCGGCACTGCGGCGTAAATCTCTTCGACGTAGCCCTGTCCTGACGCTGGCTGCGGCGGATACACGTAATAATGTTTTGGATCCAGTGGGCTGTAGACGTAATGACGGACTGTGGGGCTTGGTGCCGATGAATGCCAATCCGGTGCCTGGGCATCGAGAATCTCGCGCGATGCGATACGGATCGAACGGCCTGGTGTAATGCCGGCGGCGCCCATGTTGCGCACCACATCCACTAATTGGATGCCGTTGGCTGGTAAATTCTGTTTGGTGCCGGCTTCCAGTTGCCGCGTGCCGTTGACGACATAGGCATTGGGCTTCAGGATCAGCACTTCGCGCTGCCCATCATTCAACCAACCCAGAAGCTCCGTATCAGACGGCCAGCGAATGCCGGTTTGGTCTTGCAGAATGATCTGCACCTTATCCAGAGTCGATGCGACAGTAATCGTGCCCATGGTTAATCCTTAGTGTTGCGACTTGGTTCGTTGTGGTGCGGCGCCCAAGGCCGACACGGCGGTATTACGGGCGTTGGCAATAGCGGCTTCGTATTTGTCGCGTCGATCAAGGCCGGTGACCGGGTCGCTCCAGCCCTTATTCGGCATCAGCATCAAACGGGCAACTGCGCCATCGACCAGCGCATACACGAATTTGTTGTAGATCCAGCTCGGAAAACCCGTTGCCTTTTGGTTAGGCTGCACTGCCAGCGTGATCGTTAGGCCGTTGGTAATCGTCACGTCCGGCAGCGGCGCCAGAATCAGCGATTCGGTATCAATTTGCGTGAAATACTTTACCGTGCCGGCAACGGTTTTCCAGCGAGGGATTTCGTTATTGAGCCAGGGAATGTCTTTGCCTTTGAGTGGCAGTCCATCCAGTTCAGCCGCCAGAACCGACGCCACATCGGTGCCGGATTCTGGGCTGAGGTCATAGGTATTGACGCCTGCGGTCACAGTCGTCGGATCTTGAAATGTTTTCCAGATCCACGAGCCTGCGCAAAACTCAATCACCGAACGCTTAATGGCGTTTTCTGTTACAGGATCAGAAGGATCTGCCGCCAGGTGAGGCAGCACATCACTAATCAGGTCGGAGTATTTAATCAGAGCCACAGCGTCAATCCATTGGTTCGATGGATTGATTTTGGCGGTGGCTCTGCTATTCGATTATTCCGGTACGCCTGAAGTCACATCGAGGGTTTCTTGCCACTCTTCGAGCTGGTCGATCATCTGCTTCTTCGAGAGTTTCGAGTCCAGTTCTTTGCCCCAGCGGTCAATCGCCAGCGCCGTAAGCTCCGCTTTGTTCATCTTTTCTAGCGGCTTTGTCAGCGAGGCCGGATCCACTGTTACCGAATCGCCGTCTTCATTGGTGCCGGTAATCGATGTTGGCTGGTTCACTTGCGCCAGATCCGCGTCATCGGCCAGTTGCCACTGGTCGGGAAACTTAATCAGCATCTTGGCCTGGGCGTCCGTCACTTCTTGCACGTCCCCTGCCCCGTTCCACGTCTTGCCGGATCGGGCAACATTGTCAAATGCCTGGGGCTTCTTGCCCACATAAATTACGGGAATGAGTTTTGCCATGGTGTTGCTCCTTCTGTTGTGTGTGTAATCAAACAATCTGCCAATCATTGGCCAGACAATCGTTGACGCTTGGCACCCAGGTGCTCACTGACTCGTCCACGTTCTTGATAGCGAAATAGGCGTTGTAAGGCACCGGCGCGTTTTCGCCGTAGTATTCACGGGCGATGGCCGTAGTAGCGATGTACTGATTGGCCGGCACCAGATACACAAACATGCCTTTGCCGTTCCAGCCTTGGCGCGCTACCTTCAGACCAGTCTTTAGCGCGACCAGCGCCCCACCAAAATCCATGCTTGGCATAACCCGCTCCTAAAAGCGAAAGCCGGCCAGGCGTTCGCCTAAGACCGAGGACAGGTCGTCCATCAGGATGAGCTGACGCGACAGCAGCGACTTCTCGCGGACTTCCAGCGCGTCAAACGCGGCTTTTTGCGTAAAGGCAAACAACTTTTCGCGGCGGGCATCAAGTTCAGCCTTTTCGCCGGCGACGCGCACCTGGTATTCAAACAGCAGGCTGGTTTCGCCGATTTCCACATACGCGGCTTCAAACTGCGCTTTGGGCGACCAGCTCACATAACCCTTAAAGCCGGGCACGTTGGGGGCGCCACCATCCCGGTATTCAACCAGATAGCCGTCGTCGCTGGGGTTTTCATCAGCCGGCACAGTCCAGCCGCGCAGATTGTTGTACGCCTGCCGGTTCATGGGTTCGGCGTTGATGATCTTGGTGCCAATGTAGGTTTTCATCATGGAATCTCGTAAAAAAAGGAGCCGCCGTGAGGCGACCCCTTTTCCGTCAGTTAAGACCAAGGGTCAATTACAGACCCTTGAACTCATACGTCAGCACGGTGTCCAGCTTGCCGGTAGCAGCGCCACCAGCAATCGTGGCTACAACGTAAGCGTCGTAGGCCAGCGTGACGGGTGCGTGCTTGCCACGAGCGTTACCAGCAGCGGTAGCGGCATCGGTAGCTGCCAAAAAGGCGGCATCGTTGCTGCCCGATTCGCCATTGGCGTACTCGAAGCCCAGCTTGACAGTGACATCCGTACCCAGATCGTCAAAGATGACGTTCGTATCAACGACTTTGGTGCCGGCGAACAGTTTGTTCAGACGGACCTTATCGCCAACTTGGGCAGCGGCCAGGGTCACAGCGCCATGCGCCGTGGCCAGAGGGCAATCACCGCTATAAACGGTGTTTTGCAGGGAAGGTGCATTGATTACAGACATGGTTTTCTCCTGGAGAATAAGGTGGCAATGACAGGGGGAGTTGCCTCCCCCCGGTCATTACGAGCCGAGCAGCGTGCGGCCAGCCGACGAAGCAGGATCCGGCGCGTAGCTATCGACCACGGCGCAGCCGAAGTCGGTATCTGCACCGTCGATCTTGAAGCGGATCTTCGAAGCACCGGTCATCGAGGCGCAAACCGTCTCAATGCTGTTGCCGTGGTCCACTTCCTTCTCCGACCAGTCGTAGAAGTAGTCAGACGCCGACTTACCGTAAGCCTTGGCCAGTGCCTGAGCACCAACGATGATGGCGCGATCCACTGGAGCGGCCGTTTGCACGGTCGATTCGGTGTAAGTGCCGCCATCGGAGCCGCCGGTATCGACAATGACGTTATCGCCCGTATTGAAACGAATGGCGTAGCGCGACAGACGCTTGATCAGCACGCCGTTCCACATAATCGTTTCGTAGCTGTCGAACAGCGGGTGCTTGTTGGCACCAGCCGCCGACTTACGGTCGAAGGCGTACTGCACAGCCTGGCGCCAGGTTGTTTGACCGGTGCGCGATTGCAGGTACAGCCACTGACGTTCTGTCACGAACATCACCCACAGCGGGTCGTTCCAAGCGCGGTCGTCACCCTTGATCTTGACCGACTGCATCACAATCGGCGACTCGCGGAGCTGGGCCACGATACGGTCGATGTCTTGCAGGGTCAGCGCATCATTGGTGCCAATGTTGTCTGGACCGGTTGCGTCATTGGCGGCGAAATAACGGTTCTTGGTCGGTGCCTTGACCGGATTGACCATGATTTCAGCGAAGTCACCGTCCGACTGCGCCGGGATCACCCAGTCTGTCGTCGACTGAGCGCCGCGAGCGCCGGCCAGGTGAACCAGTGCCGACTGATCTTCCAGGCGCTGCATCCAAGCTTGCAGACCAGCCATGCTGATGTTGCGCAGGTTGTGAACGGTACGCTTTTGGGTCATGCGACCGCCCGAGTCAGCGCCACCACGGACCTGGTTGATCTTAACGTCCATCGAGCTGTAGGTAAGCTGCATCATGCGGCCTTCGATGCGCTTGTCGCCCATCACTGGCTTGCCTTGCAGGATATTGAACAGATCGATCGACACGGTATCACCAGCGCCCTTGGCCAGATCACCAGCCTTGACGATGGGATAATCAGGGCTTGTTTGGCCCTTGGTCTTTGCCGCAAAGGAGCCTTCTTTCGGCATTTCGCCGGCAAGCAGGTTCATAAAGCCCGGTGCATGCTGAACACGTGTGAACAGACCGACCGAGTAGATTTTCCGCGCTAGGGCGGAACCGACTGGGATATTAGTAGCCATTTTTTAACCTCGTTTACAGAGAGCGGAAGTACGCATCCATTTGATCCGGCGACATTGAGTTGAACTTCTCGGCCAGTTGCAGAGGACTGAGGTTCTCTGCGGCTTCGCGTTCATCTTGTGCAGCCGGGGTTCCTGCCGGGGCTTCGCCAAGGCTGTTCGGAACGTGGGTTCCGTTGGACTTGGTGGCTTTGGCGGCAATTGCTTGCGCTTCGGCCTTCAGTTGCTCCGGCGTTTTCTGAGTCGTAGGCGCACCCATGCCTGGCACATTGATTTCCCCGAGGGCGGCTTCCACCATTTCAGTGACCTTCGTGAAGCGCTCTGCATAAGACTTGTCAGCCCAGGCGGCTTGATTCCGGAGGGTTGCGTCAAACTGGATTGCCAGATCAAACGCAGCCGGGTCATTGGCCTGGATGTGAGACAGTTTCGGAATCGAGTCAATCGCACCCTGGACCGTATCGGCCACAGATTGCGCGCGCTCGTTTTCCACCTGGCGCACACTGTTTTCAACGGGCTGTAGCTTTGATTCCAAATGCTGGAATTTGGCTTCAGCGGCCTGAATGGCCTTGTAGACCGTTGGGAAGTCTTCTTTTAAGGCTTCAAGATCTTCTGGTGAAAGATCGCTTGCAAAGCTATTCGTCTCGGTGCGGGCGCTCTCACCGGGTTTCGCCCCTTGACTGCCTTGGCGGGCCTGTTGCTCCAGATCAGCAAGTTTTTGCTGGGCGTCGCGCAGCATTTCTTCTGCACGATAAGCGCGTTCACGGGTGCTTTTCAGCACCGAGAATGGAATAACGTGCTTCCCATCCTGGTTTAGAACACCTTGAGCATCGGCGCCGTCTTGGCTTTCCGAATTGTTTTGCGGGGGTTGATTTGTGCCTGCGGGTTCGCTATTGGGCTGGGGTTCGCTGTTGGCCGGTGTCTCCGTTGGCGGCGTTGCCTCCTTGGGTGGTTCGTTGTTCGATGGTTCTGCACCGGACTCCAAACTATCAAAGGCTTTCAACAAGGCTTCTGGGTTATCGGTTTGCAACTGATCCAGGTCAATAACTGCCGTCATACTCACTCCACGTATCGCGTTGGTTGCGGGATTCATGCTCTGCACGGCCAATACCCATGGCGGGGAAATTCGTGCGTGACAAGATGTGATGAGTATTCGGCGCTTGTTGCTATTCGAATATGGAATTCATAGCATCAATCGTTCTCTGTTGAGCGGGGGCCGCTTGCTCGGAACCCTCCATAATATGCTTATTAAATTTACGAAAAGGGTAAAAAAAGACCCGGCGCATAGTCCGGGTCAATCACCTGGGCGGGAGGAGACAATCAGCGCAGGCGTCGTAACTTGAAAATCGCGTCCAGATAGATCGTCTCGATCTCGTCAATCTGGTTATGCAGCGGGGTTTCCTCGCGCGGGACAGCCTTGTAACGGATGTCACGGATGTACTGGCGCTGACTGACCAGCAGCTCCAGGATGCCGCCGTCCAGATCGGCAGAAATCTCCGGGATGTCCAGATCCACGTCATACAAAGCCACAAAGGTTTCGGCTAAATGATCTGATGCTGGGATGATCGCGTCGTAGAAATCACCAGTGGCCATGTGTTCGGCCAGACTGCCCGGCCCTTTGCTGCGCAAATGCTGCTTATGGGCGCGGTCACGCCCTAACCAGAGGGTAGCGATAAGCAGTTCAAAACTTGCTTTGTTGGCCATATCAGCACTCCGCAACGATGCCGGTGGCGTTGGTGCCGGTTGCCCAAACGCGCTTGACGCGCAGATTGTGGCGGCCAGCAGCAATTGCCGGATACGACACCACGGAACCGTCGTACATTGTGACCTTGAGCGTACCGGCGCCACCTACGTACAGGCTGATTGGCACTTCCTGTAGGTCTGCCGAATCGCTCGGAGTCACAGCAAAACAACCGGTAATCGGGTTGGTCAGCGCAACGGCTTTGCCGGTATGGCGGGTTTTAATGCGGTCAGACATAGTGGCTCCTTACTGAAACTGTTGGGGTTGCGTGCTGTTGGTCGGCATCCCGTTATCCAACAACGGTGGTGTTACGGCGATTTGTGGGGTGCGCACGATAGGCTGGAACCGGGCATTTGACGCTTCGGTCAGCACCTTTTCTGATTCGGCATTGAGTTTGCGGATCTTGGCGGCTTTCTCGGCGGCGTCCAGCACAAACATCTTGCGTGCCATATCCTGCTCGGCGGCCTGTTGTTGCTGCTGTTGTTCGGCGACGGCCTGCTGTTGCTCGGGATCCATAATCCCGGCGGCGGCACGGATGCGGTCGGCCACCACATGACGCTTGGGCAGATCGGTAGCTTCCACCACAATATCGGCCATAGCCGCTTGTAGGTTGGGCGGTAGCGCCTTGGTAATCTCGGTCAGCATCTGCAACTGCTGCATCTTGTAGGTCGGCGTGCTTGGCACGTCATCCAGCACCACCTTGGCGCGCACCTTTGCCACGTCATTAATCAGTACCATCTGGCCGGTTTGCGGGTCTTGCGCCATTTGGTTAAGCGTAATCACCTTCTTCTGCTTGCCCTCGCCGATGGCGATATTGGTCGGGCGGTTGGCGATGTTTTCTTTGACCAGCTCG